AAAGTAAAGAAAAATTATACTATGTTGCTATTTCTCACCAAATTTGGCGCGAATTTCTGCCAATGTTTTCGTCCAAGGAAGTATCGTACATCTACAATTCGGTTCTCCCACCATTGTCGCCAAAACTTCCCGCGTGTAAACCTTTCCATGCCATTCCCGGTGCCGCGGGCGCACCCGTTCATCCAGCGCCGTCCACCACTGTCCGAAAATCTCTTCGCCAACTATTCCCTCAAGAGCCTCAAATTCATTCAATGTCGCCTGCCGGTGGGCTCTGGCAGTTTCTGTACGAGCGATGAGACGCGCACGAGTAATTCCGATCTTGTCCACGCGGTCGGCCAACCTTCTCGCAATCTGCCATGGGTGCCGTCCTTCGGCCATTCCTGTAGCCAGCACATGCGCCATTTGTGCCTTCATTGCTTCGGTCACGCCCTTCATGCCATTGAAAGCCCGCGTGTAAATCAATGCCACACGATCCGCATGAAATGGCTGAAGCATCATAGCTGCCGCACTGCCCAACTCCGGCAACGCTGCGCCCGCAGCACGCAGATCTGCCAACGATTGAACAATGCCCCGTTGATAAGCAGAATAGAGATGGACATCCTGCCAATTTTTGTGCCCATACCCCACAAAAGCATGTTCGCGGGTGTAGGTAAGCACTTCGGCCTGGACTTGCTCATCCAACCAAAGCATAAATTCATCCACCCGCTGGGCACTCTGCTCGTACACGTATGCTCCTACGGCAACGGTAGCAGGGGAGGCGGGGGCGGCCGGGGGCACAATGATTTTGCGCTCTTCATCGTCTTGCAACACGGCAGGACGATCCGTCCGCTTTACAGCTCCCAGCCGATTTTCCTTTACTATATATTGGTACACTGCCGCCTTGATACGCCCAAATCGACGGTTCACCTCTCGCACATACCGGTCACGGATTGGCTTGGTGCGCGTGGGGTCTTTGTCCCGCAATTTGCTTATTTTCACCAATACCTTCGGCATTACTCACCGCCCTGGGCAGCGCCTGACTGCTCCGGCGCCCGCTGAAATTCCTCTTCTTCGTATTCCTCCTCAATTTCCTCGGTGATGGCTTCAATGTCTTCCACATCCGCCGGAGTGTAATTCAGGTATCGTTGCAGGAAGGCCCCCTTGGGCACCACCGTTTCCGCCGGACCACTGGCATAGGTATTCAACGCCTCGGCCACACTCTTCGCCGTGGCAGCGGTGTCCTTAGCATCCGGCGTCTGGATAGGCGGCCAGCTCACCAAATATTCTCCATTTTTCGGCTTCGGCAATTCCCCCGCTTCTATGAGCTTATCCACCAATGGACGCAGTATCATTGGTTCGCAAAAGTTGCGCTGCCTCTCTGCCACCCGGTCTCCCCAGTTGTCCCGGTCCTGCTGGCTGGCCAGTTCGCCTCGTTCACTACCTATCAAGATCCGTTTGGGAATGCCGGTGCCTGCGCTAACACTGGAAATCAACGTGTCAAAGTGCTCGGCAGGACTGGCCACTTGGGGGCTGAAGTCATGAATATCCACATTGGTCAACTTCAAATACCGCCGCAAGTTATGAACAAAGTCCTCAATCGCGTCATCCAACGCCGTTGCTGCCGCGCCGGTGGGCATCACCGCTCCTTCTTTAGCCACGAAACCGTAACCGGGGAAAGCTCCTCGCCAGAACATTTCCCCGCTGCCGCCCACCACGTAATCCAGCGACTGTAAATCATTCAATACGGCTTCCAACCGCGGCGTGCCGTAATAATCATCTTCATCCGGATCTTCCGCGATATGGATAACGCGGGAAAAATGAACTTTGACCGTCATGGAGGTTCCCGCTTTGTCCTTCATGCTGATTTTGTAATTGAACGGCTTGCCGTACCGTGGGCTAGTTCTATCATCATCCAAATCACCAATCTGCGCTGTGCGTTCGGTAAACGGTCGCAGATACTGTAACTGCTCCCCTCGGGCCAGGGGCTTTGTCGGATCACCATCGAAGCCCAAATACAAGATGCCGTAAGTGCCTATGCCCGAAAGGATGTCCGCACGACGGATGGAATTGTAGAGTCCAAGGCGTTTAACCAACTCCGACCATGCCTTTTCGAACTCAGTTTCCTCGGGCTTCTGCGATTCCTGAATTTGCGGGTGCCGTTGCCAACAACCGATGGGATACGCCTGGACGATGCGTTTGCCCAAGCTGGTGCGCTTGTAGCGCCACCAATAATCGTCGAAAGTAGGATTCTGGACGAAGCCCAACGCACGGAAAATGTCGCGCTGGGTACCGAAGCCCTTGCCCATCTTGGCCATCAACTGCGAGCGGGCCAAAAGAGTGCTAGAAAGGGCGATGAGTTGCTGGGCAATCCGATCTTTATCTTCCATTTTATCTCCTTTTACCATGCTTCGACCACCTTGGCGAAGGTAAGGCGGCTGAAGGCTCCGCTGGCTGCGTCCACTTGGTCATCATAAGTAGAATAAGGAAAAAACCGATGTTCTTCTATGAATTCCTGCGTCCAAGCTGCCTGAAGCAACATCACATTGCCGATGTTGACCTGAACGCTGTAAGGATCAGCACGAAAAACCTTGTCCCCAGTACTGCGTAGGGCTTCGGACACGAACCCCGCCAAGTTTTTGACCGTAGCCTCCGCACTTTCCTTCCCCCCGCTGCCCGGTTCTTGCTCATGATACACGATCACGTTGGTTCCGTCGGCCTCGGCAGTTGCGCGAATGATGGATTCGCGCGTATGAGAAGCCCACTGTCCGCGCTTTACGTCCGTGATCAGGAATCGAGGACCCGCCAACTTGTACATCTTCACTCCAACCGTGTAATCTCCGCCATCCTGAGTGCTGGCCTTATCCCAAAAACGCACCACGCCCAGGATCTGACTGGGATCTTGAAGCAGGTGCTCCACGCTGTCCACTATCACAAAGCGGTCCACCTGGAACATCCCGCCGCCGGGCGGCACCGGTTTTTGACCCACTTGACCACTGTAGCCGTACTGACCCAAGTCCTCCTTGAGTTTATCCAATACCGGCCATGACAGCCTTACCGGGTCTAAAAGATCATCCTTATACTTTTCCACCAACTCCGGCGGCTGGACAAGCTCACGGAAATTCCTAATCTCCCCCGGCAAACAAATATGCTTTATTGATTTGGCATTTTTGACGTTGCGTAGCTTGTAACCAGTAGGATCGTTCTGATGAAGCCGCTGTTGAATCAATACAGTAGGTGTAACCGCCTTATCCGTCTTACGAGTGGGCAGTGTTTGACTTAACCATTGATTGCATGCCTTTAATTCATTATCACTGGCCGCCTGTTGGGGATTCAACGGATCATCCACCAATAAAATATGTCCGTGGAAACCCGTAACTGTTCCATCTACACTGGTACTAAACCGGTTACCCCCTAAAATTTTTTTGTCCTTATCCTTGATCATTATCCGAAAATTGGATTTTGTGTCCTTATCCTGCTTGATTTCTATCTCAGGGTAAACCGACTGGAATTCCGCACTTCTGATAATATCCCGACTGTATTCCGCCGACTCCAACGACAAAATGGCGGAATAACTTACGGTAATAAATCGCATCCAATACCACCTGGTCCAGCACCAAATAGGAAACATAATACTGCACGACGCTGTCTTAGTACTCCCTGGCGGCACGTTAATCACCAAATCATACTTCGCTGGCAATCTTTGGCCAACCCGCTCAGCCAACCGCTGCAACTCATTACACACCAATTCAATATGCCAATTTTCATGGAACGGATCACTCGAATACACCGGCCAGAAATACCGCAGAAAATAATAAAAATCCCGATTACACAATGCCCTAATGGCAATCCTGGGATCTTTTACCATCTTGGCGACCACTTGGTCCTTTATGTCTCTAATATCGTACATACTCTATCTTATACACGACAAACTTCATTTTTTGCAAATAAATTCATATCAAAAACACCAATTACCAAATTTTTATTTTCTCCAGAAATTTTTTCACCAATTTTAGAAAATGGTTTTTGTCAGAAAAAGGTGCAAAATTCAAGAGGGGGTCACTTGCGCCTGAACCCAATTCAATCCGTGAATCAGATTCAGAAACTGAACCAACTTCAGCGAGTGAAGCGTGGACAGTTTCTGAATCCGGTTTATTTTCTGAACCAACTTCACTAACTGAATCTGATTCAATAATTAAATCAACTTCAGTTGGTGAATCCAATTTAGCTGGTGAGCCTACCTGTACTGGCTGGGCTTGCCTACAGTCGCTGAAGGACATTCAGCTACCGAGGCTGCTTCAACGGCTGGGGCCTACCTGTACTGGCTGGGCGGGCGCCACTGACTGAATCCTGTTTATTTTTTGGGCCTGGTTCAGAAACTGGTGCGTGTTCAGCGTTGGGATCAGCATCTCTCTAGCATTTTTTTCGCTCCCTTTTCGGCAGTCAATCCCCTTTTCAGCTTTCAGCACTTTCCCAGGCTTTCAATCTCCCTTTCTTCTATTCTCCTGTTCTGTCATTCTCCCTTTCTACCCTTCTGCCATTCGTTCATTCTCCTGTTCTGCTGTTCTGCTGTTCTGCTATTCGTCCATTCTACCTTTCTGTCATTCTTCCATTCTTCCTTTGGCTTTTAAGGCTGGCACAAAAAAGATATTTTGTGTTGCCTGCATCCAAAAACAACAAAAACACTTGACAAAGCAAAACGAATGAATTAATTTAGAATCATCCCCATACTTGCAACCAAAACAAAGGAGAAAGAACAATGAAAGACAATTGGGAAGACGGCTGGGAAAACAGAGTGTTCGAACAAAAGGAAAACAAGGTACGCATTTGTTTAGGTAGTGTCAATGGAGATACTACCTGGACAACGCTAGAATGCAAGAATGAAGCAGCAGCATCTTCGCTGCTTCAACAGCTCAAGCAGACGGTTGTTGATATCTATACCATTTAACAACCATCTATTTTGCGTCTGGTCAAGGGGCATGCTGAACCAGACGAACAAAAACCTAAGCCAGGACAAAGGAGAAAGAACAATGAAAAACGGATTTTTTAACTATCGGGTGTCAGTATTCCGTCGGCTGGAGTATACCGACGGAGATCAAATTGAATTGATCTGGTCTGGCTGGATTACTCGGCCAGAGCAGATCCCGTTTGATTTGGAGCCTGGGGACAGGCTCCAAATCAATGAAGTCAAATTCGTAAGCGATTGATTATGAGGCGCATTATCCTAATTCGGGATAATGCGCCTTTTTAATTTTTCTAAAAACTAAAAAGGAGAAAAAACAATGGAAAATGAATTGTTAGCAGGATTGATTTTTTGTGGATTGTTTACTTGTGCGCCGCTTCTATTGTTGTTAGTGTACGCGGTTTTGATCAACTTTTTAACCAAATAAAAAGGAAAGGAACAGAACAATGGAAACCACGACTGAAGCCATGTGTGCGCAATGTGAAGACGTTTATGACGTCGATCATATGACGTCATATGATGGGGAATTATATTGCGAATCATGCGCCGAGGAATTGTTTACAATCTGTGCATGCTGTCATGAATTAGAATTGACAGAAGACGGGAGCACGACGGCCGATGGTGACTGGATCTGTGAGCATTGCTTTGACCGGCACTATTTTTGTTGCGGATCATGCGGTGAAATATACCACGATTCGCGAAGCGAAAGTACGCCATACGGGGTTTATTGTAGTGAATGCTTCGACGAATACTATTTCCGTTGCAACCGATGCGGTGACGTCTGTCCTAATGACGAAGGCGGATTTACAGACGACGGAGATGGTCCGTATTGCAATTATTGCCTGGACGATATTGAACGCGAAAACGAAGATGAAGATAACTATATTCATTCATACAGTTATAGACCAACTCCGTCTTTCAGGTACACTCAAAAAGAAAAAATCCAAAAAACGACTTTGTTTTTTGGATTCGAGCTGGAAATTGAATCCCCAGAATGCCTAAACAATATCGCGGATGAAGTCACCGATATTAGTGACCTGTTTTATTGTAAGGAAGACGGATCATTGCGAGATGGATTCGAAATTGTTTCCCATCCCATGACGTGGAATTACATTAAATCAAAACGTTTTGAACGGATACTAAAAAAACTAAATGGAGTATTGCGAGACAATGAATGCACTAGCCATGACAACAACCGTTGTGGTTTCCATGTGCATGCATCCAAAAAGCATTTTTCAACC